CAGAAGCGCGAAGGCGTCATCGAGGGACCACCGGCACGACCGGGACCAGAGGCACCACCGGAACCAGAGCCTACACGCAAGGAAAAGCGGCAAGCACGTCGTGCAGAGAGAAGGGCCCCCCCAGAGGCCTTGGTGGAGGAGATGGAGCAGGAACGGGCACGCGGTATCCCCGGCATTGAGGCCGCAGAGCCCCTAGAAGATGAGTTCGCCGAGATCGATCGTGTTGAGAGAGCACAGGTCCTGACGGACGAAGCCCAAGTCATCCCCGGAGAACCTGAGATTAGAGAAGGCACCGAGGAGGAAGCTGCCGAGAACCTGCGTCTACAGCATGAGCAGGCGGAAGCAGCAACAGAACAGGAAGAACCTAGGCCCTACCGAGATCCAGCGACAGACATCCTTTTGTCCGGGATGCGAGACATCGGACCCACTCCGGGTCCCGTGGGGATGCAGGCACCTCCTATTGTGCAACCGCAGGATCGATCTATCGCTGAACTGCAAGAGGACATGTTCACCCAGAGACGACGAGGCCAAGCCATGTCTCGCTTCGGTCACGGACTGGAGGGGGGCGAGACAACTCCACGCACCGAAATGCGGGACGCCTTGCAGGAGATGGCCCATAAGGCGACGAAGGCCTACCAGAAGGCGAGGAAAGATCGCGCCAACATGCGCCGCTACCGCAGAGGTAAGGACCCCAAGTTTGACGAGACAGGCGCACGCACCAAAGGTCCCGGACTGTTTGGTCGGACAAAGGACGCCCCCGGGGAGGAAGGAGCTAAACCCCCAGTTGCTTCTGCGGATACTGTCCCGAGCGGACAGCGTGCACCGGCACCAGCACCGGCACCGGGAGGAGGAGGTCAAGTAGGCCCAAGGGTTGGAGATCTGCCCGAGCGCAAGCCAAGGACGCCTTCTGCTCCGATGCCCACGCATGAACTGCCTCCCGCGTTGGATACTGAAGAGAGAGACGAAACACTAGGACAACTCGCAGGAGCAGCACCCGTAGATACCGGAGTAGACGAAAGTCTGGGTTACGGCATCAACCGAGGCGGTGCAGCGGCCTTAGTTGCGAAGAACGTCCTTGCACGGGATATTGCTGGGACAGGACAGAGAGCCACAGCCGCTGCTGGCCGAGCGGTGCGCACGGAGGGCGACGACGTTGCCTACCTTCTACGGAAGATTGGCCAAGGACAGATGGGCCCCACAGGGAGGAATAACGCCATCGAATCGGTGCTCCCCCGGCTGCTCAAGGGCGACATGAATAGCACCTTACAGGGGTGGCTTGATGCAGATAAATTGATGACCACCATGGGACCAGACCATCCTCAGTACCAACAGACGCTTCGCTATAGGGGCCTCCTTGAAAAGGGGAGGCTCCCCATGGTCGGGAAGCCGGGGGAGCATGCGATGGACCCTGCGGAGAAGCACCTGTTGGCTAGGTATCTGGCGGAAAAAACTGCCGGATTGAGTCCCAGTCAAGCCGATAAGTTGATGGCGGACGACAAGATCGTAAAGCAATTGGTCAGTGAATTTAGATCTCCCTTTGAGAACTGGGCCCGCAAAGCAGGACCCGCTGCCGTAGATGCAGTCAAAAGCGCAGCCATGGTTGTACCAAAAGCGATTGGAAGAACGGGAGCAGACGTCGTTCGCGGGTTTGGTGCTACCAGAAAAGAAAAAGGACAGACCGCAGCAATCAAAGCCTTCAAGGAAGCAATGCAAGAGGGCACCGAAAAGAAGGACGCGCGGAGGATCGCAGGAAGTGCAGCACGAAAAGCCATGGCGAAGCAGACTCTGGCCCACATCGGAAGAGGACTAATGGCTTTAGGCACTCCGGGAGCAGAGGATGCCTATGCAGTCATGTGGTACATGGTCAGCCCTTACATGGAGCGGGTGTACGCCATGGACAAGAGTTACATTGCACGCATCCGAGAGCAGGCAATACTGGCCAAGTCAATGTATCCATCGGGGTTCCCTGCTTTCGGAGCGCAGCCTGAGGGGCTCACACATCCGCTTATGACGGGTGGTCCCGGAGATCGAGACAAGACAGGACGAACAGGGGGCCGCATGATCAATGCCTATAGTGGCATGATTAGAGAGCTTAGTGCCTTGGACCGAGATCATCGCCTCGGGGTCTTGGGTGGGTTAGCCGTCGATAAGGTGATCACGCCGGACTTTGCAGCACAGATCTTCGCACAAACAGAGCAGTAGTAGGGAGGCCGCATGGCGTTATCGCCAAAGCAGATTGTAGGGATCATCAAGACACACAAGTCTAAGTCGCGTTCAGAACGGCGGGAGTGGGACAAGTGGCGTTCATGGTACATGTCCGAGTATTGGGGAGGCCAGAAGGAAGAGCCCTCGGGATCATTACCTTTGATGGGGGATGCGTCCGAAGATGTGAACTTTGAGACGAACTACCCCTATGCGTACATCGACACGATGATTGCAAATGTATGTCCTCAGAACCCTCAGATCACAGTGTCGGCCCGACAGGAAGATCTACGTCCTGCCGCACAGTTCCGTGAGGCGTTGATCAACGACACCTTCCGTAGAAATGCGCTCCATAGGCTTCTGTGGAAGACAGCAACCCATACGTCCATCTGCGGCAGGGCCCTCATGAAGGCCGTCTGGAACTTCCGTAAAGGCTCTGCCGAATTGTTTGCTGTAGATCCCCGACACATCTTCTTCGATATGTCCGCTGCAAAGTGGGAAGACATCCGGTATCTCGTCGAGGTGACCGTACTGACGGAAGCCGAGTTCAAGGCCCGCACCAAGCGCAAGGGAAAGAAAGGAGCAACCTACAACGCAAAGGTCGCAGAGAAGGCGAAGTTTGGCGGATTCCCCTCTTGGCTGAAAGACAACGTGCGGGACGGAAATATGCTGAACGAGGCGTCCCACGACGTGTATCGCTGGGTGACTGTCTACGAGGTTTACGATTTTGAAGGGGAGGGTAAGTACTACCACTACTTAGATACTGTAGAGGAGCCTCTATTCTCGGGCGAACTTCCCTACAGGTATGTGCGAAATCCCTTTGTCTTTCTTGCTTTTAACGAGAACATGTCGGACATGGGAGGCCTGTCTGACGTGAAGTTAGTCCAGTCACTACAGGAGAGGCTGAACGAGATCGATACTCTGGAGCTTTGGCATGCACACACTGCGACCCCGGTGATGATGGTCAATACGTCGCTGGCGGACAATCCTGAGGACATCCTGACCGCACTCAGGGAAGCCAATCAACCGGGCTCGATGATCGAGGTTCACGGAAAGGCCAACGCCCCCTTAGGGGACCTGATCGGGCAAACCCCTGTGCCTGCATTGACACCCTCCTTCCCTGCTATGAGAGATCGATGCAATCAAGTTATTGAGTTTATTCTGGGGATACCGCAGTATTCGCGAGGTGTCGTAGGGGTTGCGGACGTTGCAACGGAAGTTGCACTCGCGGATACTGCCACCCGGACAAGAAATGGTCGGCGCATCAAACAGGTCGAGGACATGGTTCGTGGACTTGCCCAGCGCGTCGTCGGGCTTTACGAAGAGTTTCTGCCCGAGGACTCTACTCTACCTATTCGTCTCACGGATAGCAGGCAGGTGCTAGAGGTCAACCGGGAGACACTCAAGTTGCGCCCTAGTCGAGATCCCTCCGAGCAACCCTTGGAGTATGACTACGACGCCGTACCCTACTCTCCTACAGAGAACCACCGCTTGGTGCAACTCCAGAAACTACAACAGTACCTTCCTCTACTGCTAGAGTCTCCCCTAGTGGACAAAGAGAAGCTCGTTGTGAAGCTGCTCGACCTGCTCCAGATGCGGGACGTGCTTGCTCCAGCGGCTCCAGCGGCCCCCGCAGGTATGCCCATGGCACCGCCTGCTGGACCACCAATGCCTCCCGGAGGTGGACAGCCTCTCCCCTCAAATCCCGTAGATACCGTCGCCGGGGGAGGAATGCCTACAGGACCGGGTGCACCTCTACCTCCGACACCAATGGGCGGGCCGGGATTCCCCGGTATGGGAGGTAAGTGATGGCAGGTGCCTACCAAGGGGCCGTGCAGGCCAAGGTCAAGAAGCTCCTCACCGAGGGCAAGAAACCTAAGAAACGCAAAGGTAAGTTAGGTTCAAAGGGCGGATACAAGAAGTGCCAGTAGACCCTTCCATACCTGAGAAGAAGGACACAGTATGGGAAGTCACCAAGAAGATTTTCCGTTATATAGGAGAAGTAGTTGTCCCCGTCTTACTCATGGGGTTTCTGCGCAGGAGGAAGAAGTAATGCCTTTCTACGACTTCAGGTGCCCGGAGGGTTGCGGCTACTTCAACGATATTTTTGTGCCTTTGGCGCAGCACGGGAAGACGACCTGTCCCGAGTGCAGTGCCTTACTGGAGACGATGATTGGCACGGTGATGACGATTGGGCCCACATTTTCTAAGCCTTTGGTTGTCGAGCAGATTGGCCGCACCTTTGATTCTAACAAGGAAATCAACGACTACCAGCGCGAAAATCCCGGTTGGGGCATGGTGTCCCCAGACTCCAAAACATGGCGCGACCACAAGGACGCTGTGAGGGAGAAAGTCGAGAGGCGGTCTAAGCAGCTTGGCTTCAACGATTTGGAGCACCGGAAGACTACCGTCAAAAAAGAGAAGGCAAAACAGGCTGGTAAGCTTGACAAAAAGATTTATGTCCACTAATCACATTGCGAGGATACTACTATGCCTATGATTGAAGATCTACTGACAACCCTACAGGAATCCCCTCCGCAAAGTGAGGAGGAACTGATGGGTCTGCTCAAAGAAACCGGATACGACCTTATTCCTGTTGAGCCCTCTATGGATGAGCCTATGGACGAGGGTATGCCTGTGGAAGAAGAGTTCCCCGGAGACGAGGGCCCAACCGAGGGAGGCGATGCCGTCGATATGATGGAAGAGATGATGCCCCCCGGAGCGGGCAAGGGACCTGTCGCTGGTCTTCGGCTTGAAACCCTGCAAGTCGCGGACAAAGTTATGCGCGACGATCGTAAGAAGAAGGGTGGGAAGAAAGAAACCCCCAAGGATGAGGAGTCCTGATGTCCGAGGAAGTTGAGGCAGGGGCCGCACCCGCGCCCGTAGAATCTGTTGAGGCCCCAGTAGCTGAGGCGGCTCCGGCTGCTGAGGCCGTTGAAGCAGAACCAGTTGCGGACGAAGCTCCTGTATCTGAAGACATCTCCCTGTCAGAAGAAACGGAGTCGGGAGAAGGAGCCCCTGCCTCTTTCCCGGGAGCAGACGAGTTTGATTGGGAGGCTTGGGACGCGAACGATGACAGCTTCCCAGACCAAGTACGTCCGTGGGCAAGCCGTCTGCGGAACCACTACTCCAAGGAGATGGATACCCGCATCTCTGATATGGACAAAAGCCGCGAGATTTACGAGGCCCTGCTCTCCGGGCAGGAAGATCCTCGATTGGGCGAGTACCAGACAAAGATTGATGCTTGGACACACAAGTACAATGATGCGTATGGTCAGCTTGAAGTTATGCAGAAAGAATACGAAGAATACAAGAAAGTTGTGAACGAAGCGATCGATCAAGAAGCTCAGGAATATGCGGATAAATTCAGGGAAGTTAATTCGGACATCTTCAATGATGCCAAACTCACTGATACCTTCGCAGAACTACTAGAGCAGGGATGGGAGTTAGAATCAGCGGTGGTGGCAGCGCGTCTACCGACTGAGGCTCTAACTCTGGCAAAAAAAGCTAAGGCAGACGGGGTTCCTGATTCCTACGCTTTACGTTTGGCCGAAGGTGCGAAGAGTAAGTCTGTGAAGCCCCGTCCGGGTGCTGAGATTACGTCTGGCGCAACCACCCCCGCACGCTCGCCCACACAGGCGAAGTTGCAGGAAGAGACAAGTGCGATGTCCCTGAAGGACTATCGGGCTCAAGTTGCGCGTAACGCCCTAAACCGTAGGAGGTAAACATGGCGATTTCCCCAGACGTACTGGCGACCGCTCTTAATGAGCTGATGCCGTCGTACTCAAATCTTTTTGTCAAATGGCACCCACTTCTTGAAAAAGTGATGGAAGGTGGCAACATGGACCGCGCTAGTCTGAAAGGACCCAAGCGTGAGTTTGCAGTTGTCACAGATGGTCCCGGGACTGTAACGGAAGTTGCAACCGGAACCGAAATCATCGCAGGTGGACGTTCTCAGAACGCTCATCGCGGAAACGTGATTGCTCCCCGTCTCATCTATGCATTCGATGTCCCCGGAAAGGACTTGGCAGAAGCGAACGGTGAGATGGATCTCGCCAAGATTCTCCAGAACTACCCGGAACTGGCCCTCGCTGACTTCCATGAGTTGATCTCGAATCAGCTTGGAACTGGCGCAGGCACCGGCAACGTCGGCGGCTTCTGTACTCTCAATGGCTCAACAACCTTCAACCCACAGGGTGCTGGTACTCGTCAGGGTGTCTTTCAGTTTGCTACACCAACGCAACAGATTGCAGCCGGGAACACGGTACATGGCTTGAGTCAAGCTACGGTGTCGGGCTGGGTCAACCAGTACCAAGACATCACCTCGTTCGCGGTTGATGGTCGGACCCAGATGCGTAAGGCGTACTACGCTGCTTCGCGTCAGGGCAAGACCCTCGGTCCTGTTGACTTGATGATCGGTGATGAGGCTTCTTACCTCAACTACATCGACGATCTGGACGACGCAGTGCGCGTGGCGAAGATTGAGGGCGACAAGGCTCCCAGCAACGTCCGTCAAGGCGTGAAGTTCCTCGATGCGAATTTCTACCTCGATGATTCAATCGACGTGAGCAATGCGGCCTTCACTGCGGCTGCCGCCAACGATGGCGTCATCTACGGGTTCAAGACTCCGACTTGGAATATGTTCACTCTCGGACACGACTCAAATCGTGAGACGAAGGGCGACTTTGCCGTTCGCGGACCTTTCCGTATCCCCGACCAAGACATCTACAGATATGAGATTGTTTTGATGATGGGGCTGCACACCACTCAACTTCGTGCTAACTTCGCTGTAACCGGCGCAGGCACGGCATAAGGGGGTATCATGGGATTTACAGCAGCAGGTATCGCAACAGATACCGTTACTACTACACAGCAGGCACCGCTTGGTTTCGAGTTGACCGTTCCTAACGGCGACTACGGATTTCAGACGTGGGTCTACATCAAGAATGTCGATGACGGACCAACCGCCCTTGCGGAAGGCAACCCCGTTATGACGCTGGATGCAAGCGACTCCACAAGGGCCGAGTACTACCAAGTGCAAATCTGCCCAACGGGGAGGCACTCGGCAAAGAAAGTCGTGGGTGTGGCGCAGCATGCGATTGCGGTCAACTCGTACGGCTTTGTGTTGAAGTCTGGCAAGGGCAGCGTCCTCGGTGGTGCTACTACCGACTCGGGCCTCTCCTTGATGACAGACACCTCGACTGCCGGTGAGGTCATTGCTTTGGACACCACAGGCGGACAAAACGATGCTTGCATCGGAGTGTCGTTGGGTGACCTTGCTGACGCGACGGTTGGCTCTGCCATCATTAGCTGCGGCGTCTAGTAGTAGATGAATCTTAAGGAGATTCGGAACGCGATGTTCGCTCAGGCGGATTGGTCACCCGGCCAGTCCCCTGAAGCGATCTCGCGGGTCGATGGCTTTATCAACCGCGCTTACAAGCAGTTGATGCTAGAGGCTCCGTTTCTCTTCTTTGAGTCGGAGGTGCATTTGGCTACAGAGCCAGATGTGGCCTCCAAGTCTGATAGTGACAAGGTGAAGATCACGGACACCAACAACACTTTGCCTCTAGAGGCCCGAGATCCGTGGACTTGGGAGACGACCTATATCTCCACCGATGTGACGAATCAGCCCGACACATACACAGAATGGAAGTACGACCGCAGTTGGGACGGGCGTATGATTGAACTCACTCTCAGTGATGGTACTAAACACACCAATCAAATCCGCACTATTTGGTGGGACGCGAGTGATAAAGCGTACAAATTTACTCTGGTAGAGCCTTGGCCCACAGAGGTGAACGGGTATGGTCCGTTTAAGTACCGGGTCTACACCAAAGACTATGCTTTCCCTGACGACCTTATCGAGTTTAAGTCTGCACATCTGCGGAACAACTCCAACAATTACAACATCGATGTGCTGGGCCAGCAGGAGGCCGAGGACCGCCAACTGGTAGCCCCAAGGTCTGAACTGGCCTCGGGTATTCCCCGCGTGATGTTCCGCCGCCGACACCTCAATCTAATGAACCCGACGTCTGCCCCGAAGGCGGAGGCGATGAGCACGGGGATCAAGGCCACTGGTGGCTACGCCTACCCATGGCAGGGCCCTGAGCCTCCGGGGGAGTTTGAGTACATCGTGACGTACACTTGGGGTAAGAGGGACATCCAGTTTAATCTCCCCGGACTGGCCCACTGGCGGGGCTATGCGGAGCGGTGGCAGAACTATGAGGGCGCACCTATCCCTTCGGGACGGCAGGAGTCTTTTGCCTCAAGCCCTCCGGCTACGACCTCCGTCTTTGACGCTGCCGCGAACCGTTACCGGGAACCACTGTACGAGTCTGCACCCTCTCCTTCTTCAGGGAAGGTACGGAACAACGTATCGGCCCCGTCAGTCTGGGCAGGTTCTCGCTACGCGGCGATCAAGCTTGTTCTACCGAACATCGAATACGCGATGGGTTTCTTGAGTAAGCAGGGCCTGAAGCCCTACGAGAGGCAGTCAGACCACCAGAGTGGCATCCATGTACGCATCTACCGGAAGAGGCTGGACGCGCACTTTGAGGGCTACGAGTCACTCCCTTACCGCATCGACGGGCTGGACGAAAACTCCGTGTTGGAGACAGCAGCTACCTTCTACTTACTGGCCGAGTTCCGCATTGATGGGACAAACGCTGCGGTGTTCTACGACAATGGCGAGGTGATTCCCGACAGGAACCGACGTCTTCGGGATGTGCACGGGTATCAGACGTTCCAGTTCTACCCGCGCCCGGACAAACGGTACACTGTCGATGTGCGCTGCATCCGTAGGCCTGACGATCTGACGGATGACAGTGATACACCTTTGGTCCATGCTGAAGCGACGAATGTGCTGGTTCAAAGGGCAATGACACACCTGTACGAAAGCATGGGGAACTTCCAAGCCGCTCAATTATGTGAGATGCGTTACAACAAGGAATTGAAGACGCTCACAAAAAGATACGGAGATCTACGCCCCTCGGGCGTTCCTGTGTTAAAGCGGATGACGAGAGCAAAGTCAACGTACCGCAGCAATCGGTATTACCGGAAGTGGTACGAAACATCCAGCTAGGGAGATAGTATGGCAGTGAAGATGGTTTGTGGTGGCGTTTACGAGGTCATCGAAGAGAACGGGCGTATCAAGCAGGCGTCGTTGGTCGCACTGACAGTCGAACCCGGTGGGGCAACTATGGGCACGCTTATGTTTAGCGGTTATGCTCCTGAGTATCTGAGTGAAGATTCAGAGCGGTGGGCGCAGTTTCAGCTTATTGGGCGGCCTGCATCACCCAAGGTAGGCAGACCGAAGAAGGGGTAGTGGATGGACCGGCGTGGAAAAGGATCTCTCGGCCCATATCCGCTGCGGGTACAATCAGGACAACTGTTCCTGCCGAATGAAATCGCAAGCAAGATCGAAAACATGGTCCCGCAGGCTGAAGGCACTTTGCGGTCAGTTATTGGTCCTGCTGCTCTTTTCGACCTCCGAGCCGAGAAGACGGAGCATGAGGAGTACCCGGAACGTCCGCCCTCATTGCCTGATCCCAGTGTTGGAGATCAAGTAATAGAGGTTGATGTCTACGACGGGCGCGAGTACGAAAATGGCAACCCCAACCCAACAACCGAAAAACAGTCCCACTTCAACTATGGGGAGAACCAACACGGGATCTATCACGCTCTCCTAAAGAACGGAGAACGGGATGTGCTGGTGCTACATACCGGAGACGAGATCTGGGAGTTTGCTGGGTGGCGGGCGTATGACAGTTACCCTTGGCGCAGACTACTTGGGCCCGAGATTGACGACGATAAGACGGGTTTAGTGGCGAACCTCGTAGACGATACACGGCCTCGATTTCCCACCCAGTTCGCGACCACAAGCAATGGCATCATCATCGTCCCCCAAGAAGGCCGTGCCTATTTCTACGACGGTGTGCAGATCATGCCCCTCGGCTTCTCTGAGCGTCCCGGCGCACCATCTGGACGTGGACCCCGGAGTTCCAAAGCTAGGTCCACCAATCGAGGCAGAGGTGTTAATGATCAAGCGTACACACATGACAGTACCGAGTACGAAACTGCCGCAGGAGGAAAGTACAAAGCAGGCATGACTCACGGGGCAGGCAAAGCCCGGATCGGCACCCTTGCGGAACTCACATTCGACGCCTCTGTATTTGCCTCATCGGCTGACACAACGAATGCATTACAAGCCGGGTGGATCCGCAGAGGCATGTGGCGGGCCCGGACGCAGTTCATCGATCAATACGGAAACTTATCCGCCCCCTCTAGGCCCTCAAGCGAAGTCGGCATTGATTTTCAGCCCTCGGTGATCCCAGATCCCTCCGAAGACGGTTTGGTGTTCCACGTTCGCGTGGACAGTCTGCTCAAACAGCTTGCTTGGGCAGGCATTGTTTCTGGTCCAGATCACTGCGTAGGCCGTATTCTACACAGGACAAAAGACCTCATCAATTCAGGGGACGAAAGTTACTACGAGCTTCCTTTAGACACGACGGGGGTCACGACTGCTTTTGCTACCCTGCCCGATAATGTCAGTCAGTTGTACCCGGACAACATCCCTGATGCTTTCCTTGTCCGCAAGGCCCAAGAGGTAGACCCAGTACCCCCGTTTAAGCTGTGTGCGATCGCTTTCAGTCGGTTGTGGGTAGCCAATACCCCTGACAGCCCCGGCATGCTGCGGCCCTCCGAACCGGGCTTTTGGGGGACGTTCCCTTCGGACAAGGAGATATACCCAGACGCCACTGGAGCGGAGATCACAGGCCTACATCGCGCCGACAGGGGCCTTCTAGTGTTTACCCGGAGAAGTACCTTCTTGGTCCAAGCTTCAGACGATGGCGCGCGGTTTCGGTCGGCTCCGGTGTCTGCGGATGTAGGTTGCGTGGCCCCTTCTTCTATCCAAACCCTAGCGGACGGTCGGGTCATTTGGCTGGGTGTAGGTGGGTTCTACACATTTGACGGGAATCAGATTAGTATTGGTTCCCCTACGCTCGGTAAGGAGTTTCGTCGGGTTACCCGTGCTCGGGAGAGGCAGGCGGTAGCTGCGTTTGATGCTAGGACGAACGAGTATCGGTGCTGGGTATCTGTCGATGGCTCCGTAAGGAACAACTTCTGTTTTATCTACGACGGGCAGGGTTGGAGGACGCGCACAGATGTGGTCGCTGATGCTGTCTGCATGACGCAAGATCATAGAGACTACATGCTTATCGCGGGGAATGTAGCAGATGATGTCGGCTTCCGGGGCCCATTTGTGCTCGATCACAGCGGAAACAGGCGGGATTTAACCTTGAATACACTCATCGACGCCCGTACCTCAATGATCGAAACCTCTTGGTTGAACGCAAACACGTCTCAAGAAAAGAAGACGATGTACGTTCTCTATGTGTGGTTGCGTGAGACGGCGGACGCGGAGATCACAGTAGAAGTCATGCGGGATTGGCGCGAGAACGTCCTTGAGACAGTCCCTTTGAAGCGGTATCCCAGCGACGACCCTCCCAATTTCTGGGGAGACACAAAGTGGGATCAAGACGACGCTGTATTTGTAGAGAGAAGGCCTTACTGGACCCGCGCACAGGTATATGTCCCATCCAGTGAAGTGGTCAAGTTCCGCATCAAAGGCACAGGGCTCTGGGAGTTCACAGGTATTCAGGTAGAATTGGCCCCGAGGGGTTATGGTGGAGCACAGACACCGCCATAGGAGGCATCGTGGCTTGGAAATATCCGAAGCACTCGCTTCAAGAAGAGTACGTCATTGAGATCGATCCGATCAATGAGAATTTCCTCTCTGTGGTGGAGGAGACTTCAGGCTATCTCAATGAGCACAACTTGCGTGCCCACCCCATCTTTAGGGACGATGTTGATAACGTATCTCCAACGATTACACGGGACAGCCTAGCTAACTCAGGAAGCATGAAGCTTCACGTCAGCCAGCACAACGGGGCCCACTCGCTTGCCACAGGGTATGCGGTAGTGTTCGCTCCCGGAGGCGGTGGCCCCCGCCGTACAGGTACAGTGATAGCCCCGGACAATTGGGTGGCCCTTGCAAAAAAAGATGATTTCCAGACCTTCGCCCAAGTGGGTTTAGGCGTCACATTCACAGCGACGGGCGGCCCCGTATGGCTTTGTGCCTCCATCAATATCCATTGTCACGATTTGGCGCGATACGCATTCACCACGGGGTCCACGACAGACGAGGAAGAAGCTGGGCTACTTAGGGACTACGGTTATGTTTGCCCTACAATAGTAAGCTCCCTTCAGGGCCAGAAGGGGTACGGGTTTAACGTCGCGATAGAAGTAGACGGCTCCATCATCTACGAATCTCTTGTGGGTACTGGAGACATCTCAAACGAGTTCTACGGAACGGACCCCGCAGACACTGACATCACTGCCCCGCAGGGCGGCGGTGGCATCAACGGAGCCATGATCCCCGTGGTGACAGATGCTATCGTGACCCTGACCCCGGGACAACATACGGTGCGTGTTGCCGTCATGGACATCATGGCGTCCAACCGAAAAGCTACGAGCCCTACGTTTATTGCGGGTAGATCGATCTTCGCGTTGGAGTTGCTACGATGAGTATCAAGTACGTTTACTTAGAACCCGGTTCCCCTTTTAGTGCTGCGGCTATCAATTCACGGTTCGACGCAGCACAAACCGGCATTAGCGACTTAGCTATTGCAGACCTAAGCGTTGGGGCCCTCAACGCAGAGCACATGCCCTCACCCATAGGACAGCATAACGTAGAGCCCACGGAGCAGGTCTTTACTGTAGAATCCAATATGGCGTTTGGCACAACTAATCGATACGACGAAGGCAGCGGTTGGACGAAAGGAGGCTTTCTAACCCAGCCCGTACTGACTTTTAATCCTCCTCTGGTCTTAGGCATGGACGAAATTACAAACGAGGGCGGACAAAGGGTAAGTGCGGTTATCCTACTCGCGAACGTGGCTATTAGCGATATGGCACTGAAAACGGCTGCTGGCATCTCCCTCCCCGGCGTAGGCCTCGATGGACTTAACGAAAGCAAGGATGGGTTGGCCCTTACCTTTTATATTACCAGTAGCCTCAGCGGCGGTACGGCCATACCCCTGACGGGCAGCCAACGAGCTACCTCCCCGGGGGCGACCATCAAGTACGGTGATACAAACCCCTTTCCCAATGATCATAACTGCGATCGAGACATCGCTATGCGTTATGTAGTGACTAGCTCTATGCTAGAAGATCTAGGTCTGAGCAATATTGAGCAAGTAAGAATAGGGTTTGAGCGTCCGGGCTTTGGCGATTGGTATCGTGAGATGTCCTTTACTATATCTAAGTACAACATGACAGCTATCCCTATCCACTCTTCAGTTGGCGAGGTGATGGAATGAGCAAAATCGTTATTCCCGATGGTGTAACCGGACACACCCCGGATCCCGATCAGTGGTACGGATACTTTTACGACCCGTATAGCGATAGTTCGTTGTCTATGATCAATGGGGGCCTAGACGCCGATAACATGGACAGGTTCTCAGATCGATCTGTGCCTTCCGCAGCGATTCAGAAAAACGCGATGACGGGAGCGGATTCGGTCGCAGGGACCGCAAACTTAGACTACTTCGGCGGTCCCGACATTAACGGGAGTGGTTGGTATCAAGGAATAGGAAAACCGGAAGCCGCGTCTACCCGGGGCATACCCATCCCGGGAGCATCCATCCAGATATACCTGCCCTTCAAGGCAAGAGTGCTACTCACATGGAGCCTGTCCTTCTTTAACGATTCCGCCGCCATTACAAAATTTAGTGTTATCCAGCTTTTCGTCAATGGGAAGGCGGCAAATCGAATCATGGAGGGGACTACTGCCCCGACTTCACAGGACGCACAGCAGCGGCGCGTCGGTCGGTGTGTGATTAATAGTGCCGACACCTACCTACGAGATCGATACAAGGGCCGGTACTGGTGTGGACATAAGTGGATCGGCACAGCAAATGGTGAGACGCAGTACCTAGAAAAGGGCTACCACACTGTCAGCCTCCGGGTTACGGCACATCAAGACATCAAGCAAACACGAATCCGTGCGCGTTCGATGAAGTACATCTATTTCAAGTACGGAGAATAGACATGGCCAAAGGCTCTAAGGTATCGTCTCCGGGAGACACCAAGTACAATCCACGCAAGGAGTTCAAGCGTAGGGCGGGCGAGGAAATGCTCCGCGCAGACAGGGCCCGCAAGGACTTGGAGAAGACCAAAGCGGCCTTGGCGGCAGATCCCTACAAGGGGGGTAAGAGCCCGCAGGAGAAGATGCTGGAAGCTGCCATGACTGGTGGGGCGGCTGCCGCTGGTACGGTGGCTACGGGTGCCGGACTGGAACGCGCCGCGATGGGCCTCGGGGAGCAAGGGTTCCAAGCACAGACAATCGCGGAAGCACAGCAAGGCCTAGGCGGGACCATCGAGTCTGCGACGGCACGGGGTGCAGGTATTGCAGAACAAAGTAGCTTGGCTCAGGCAGAACAGGCTCGTCAGAGCGTTCGTCAGGAAGAAGCCGACATGTTCGCCAAACAGCAGTATGCCGATGGGATGATGCAGCAAGCTTACACCAACCGCTTGGCAGCACAAGAGGCTACGATGTCCAACATCCAGAGCGGTGTGCAACTCGCAGCCGCAGCAGGCACCATGGGCGTCACAGCCGCAGCAGACATTGGCAGTATAATTAACGCTGGGTCTTTGCAAGGAGGGCTGGATACGGTCGCAGGTGCTGTCCGAGGTGCGGGTGCTCCCCAATATAATACTTATGGAGGGGGCACTGGTCCCGCACAGTTCTCGACACCTGATACCACGCTGACTATGCCCGGAGGATAAGGAGGAACCATGGCTGAAGAGAAAGAGACAAAGAAGGTTCCTCTTACTGGATCTCTAGAGCGGAGTGCTCGGGGCTTCCGTGATGCTAGGAAACGCGCACGCTACGAGAACCTCCAGCGACTTGCGGGGCGACCCTTACCGGGCGGCGACATGAAGGCGAAGGCGGACTACAACCGTTCTCTGGTCGATCTGTTGAAGGAGATTGGCATGGTCGAAGGCCGGGAGTATGCGGACGAAGCCAGCAAGAGAAGTGCACGGGTGACAGCCACTACGGCCTTCATCAACGGGGTTGTGCAGATGATCAACACGGAGAAGAGGACAGCCTCTGCGGATAAGATCGCCCAATTACGCGCCTACGAAAGCTACTTTCGGAACATAATCACCGCACTGAACGCATCTGGGGGCATCGCTGCTATTGCTCGCGGAGGTCGGATCGATGGCGAGGCCGAACAAAAACTGCTGGAAGACGTTCTGGGCAAAAAACTCCGGGGATCAACGGGTGAACCGGAACTCTGGAACAAAATTGCCGCCCGTATCCCGGACAAGTCACAACGAGATGAGTTCATCCGCAAACTAGGGAACGCCGAGATGGTAGATATTGATGTTGATCAGTGGATTACACAAGTCGATGCGTTCCGTACTTCCTACAATAAAAGTGCTACGGACATGGGATTTGGGTTGGTCCCCGAACTACAGGGCCTAGAAGCTGAAGATCTAGCCGCGTATGACGTAAATGTGGAAGACCCAACTGCGGTTGCAGGTTTTCGTACAGGTCTTTCCATGGCGTTTGACCCCGAGGCACCCTTGGCCCAGTACCTTGCTAACCCCAAGCATATCGATGCGTTTAACCCCAGCTTCCCTAGCAATATGTCCAACATTATGGCGGACCTTGCACGCGCCGTCTCCGGGGGCTCTATGGATTTAGGGTCAGGTCGGGTCGAAGAGTTGATCGATCGCTTAGTAGGAGACGTTACCGCATCACCGGAAGACCGCTCGGAGATCGATCCCAACGCAGGTTACAGGCAGCAGATTATGCAAGCAATGGAGCGTCCTGATGCACCTGTGAGTGTACGAGAAGCCCAGAAGGCCCTGATGGCTGACCCTAACTATCAAGCGTTCAAGCAGGCCATGGGGTTTGAGACAGAACAGGCCACGATCAAGTCCCTAATGCAGATGCTCCGACATACGGACAAGCAGCGGCGGAAGAGAGATCGAGTACGCATGCACAGCTTTCGTAAGGGCGGCTACGAGGACCCCAAAACACAGAAGGTATTTGAGTCCTTACAGAGCCAGAGAGCAGAGGCGTCGAAGACAGGGGCCCCCGGCGCGGGCATGATTTTAGGGGCAACATCGACAGAAGATGTTACTTCTACGGGAGAAAAGACGGACAGCGAGTAGGTACGCATGGCGGATGATTTCTCCTCAAAGGTCGCGGCGCGTCAGCCTGCCCCCAAGCTGACTGTTGAGAAGCCTAATCCGCTTTACCAGCAAGCTGCGTCCGAACTTCGTAGTCTGAAGAAGGAACAGAAGCCGACCAAGACCAAGGGCATCGCCGGAGATACGGCGCGTTTCAGTGAGATCCGCAGCCAACTCCCTGACCAAGCAAAGTTCAATGCGATCCAAGAGGAACTCCGGGCGCGGCGATCGATCTTCCAGAAGGGCTTCGGACAAAATCTTCTCGACGATCAAGTGACCCGCCTTGGACGCATCCTCAAACGCCGACGGATTGAGAACACCTCCGAGAATCAGGAAAAAGTCCTCAACTCTCTGCTCTCTACCGTCCGGGAACAAAAGCCCTACAGTGCGAGTAATTACTTATTCAACCCGGATAAGGAAGACGAGTTCGATGGAGACGCCGCAGAGGTGCTCAACGTCTGGTCTATGGCGAATCTTACGACCAAGTTTACATCGCCCAAGGAGCTATACGACAACTTCGCAGCTACCGAGAAGAAGCAGGAGGCCCTCCGAGAAGAAGCAGCGGACATCCTACAGCAGTACGCGCAACAGCAGACCCCTGACAGTATCGTGCTGGCCGTGGCAGGTGGGGAGGTCATTGCAGAGGCTGCACGCTTCGGAGAGGCTGTCGATCGACAAGTGGCAGAGGTCGCCCCAGATGCGCTGACGAAGATGCTGTACTCGGACAATACGGCCCACCAGATTTTACGGCTGGCGGCACTCGGTAACGACAAGGACAAGAGCATTGAGGAGCTTACGGAGGCGTTGGGGAACCGCGCTGACGCAAAGTACGCTCTCACGAACGCTTACTTCAGCCACAAGGCAGCACGACCGAACGCAGTCTACATCCCCTTCATGCAGACCCCGGACGGACGGACTGTGCAGAACGGGCGATCTGTACAACACGGACTGGAGATAGCTTTCTTCGGGCACAGACGACAAAAGAAAGGCTACAACGCAGGCGAGGTCCCTCCTGAAGAGGCCAAAGAGATGCGGGAGTGGGCCAGAAAACGTGCACGTCGGGTCATGGCCCCGTTATTCCAGAGAGGCCACAACATCTGGGCGTGGGACGACCCGCAAGGCATGAAGAGGGACTACATCGAGGGGCGAGGTGCTCTCGCATCCGTAGCCAAGACCTTGGAGATCGCGAATTCTGTCGTCACACTGGGCCTAGACGAGTACATGGGGGACATCCCCGATAAGACTGTGCGTGCGGCCCTCGCATTGCTACTCCCTCGGTCAGCGGCAGGGAAGCTGGTCCAGCAGGGTGAAGACGTAGGGACAATTCGTCGTCCAGAGTTCTTCGGTACTCTCCTCGGGGACACCGCCATCACGAATGCGTTCGATTACCTGCTTAGGCTCGACCCTATCGAATTCGTCGGGGCGTCCTTCAAGAGAGCACGCGAAGACTACGCGGATGAAGGCGGTGATTTCAAGGGTAGGCCCGCAGGTGTGCTTCGGCACATGGCTAACAACTACGGTAGTGCCGAACACATCGACACGATTGTCTCCTCGGACGATTCCGCCGGTCGGTTGTTGTTTGAGTTTGGCGATGTGTTCATCTCACCTTTCTTAGGGAAGTATGGAGAAGAGAACCCCGGGCTAGGTAAGATCATTGGTGCCATGCCTGTGATCACGGCACTGATCTACAGTCCAGATGCGCTGATGGGGCTCGCGTTCTCGCCACAGATAGCGAGAGCCACAGGGAGAGCCACCATCCGTGCCGCCGGACTAAGGGGCCGCGCCATGATGGGTCGGGGAACCGAGAAGTATCTGATGACCGCTTTCAACGCGGCAAATAGGGCCGTCCCTGAGATCAAGACGATTGAGGACAGCAAGAAATACATCTCGGTGCTCTTTGATGAGGCGGCGAGAGATCCAAGTGGCGCAGCACAGGTCCATTTACGCATGGCGGGCCTTGACATGGCAGCAAAAGCAGACTTGATGACGGCAGCGAGGCAGGCCCCCCAGCGTGTGATGGACATGTATGGCCGTTTGCGGGAAAGGTCTGCAAAGCTCCTAGAGTCAAGTACAAACAAACAGGAGAAAGCACAAGAAGCTGTCAGTACAGATGAGGCCCTCCGTTTGCAGTTCGATGCCGCCCAAGACTTCCTTGCAGGCGCGGAAGCAGGTATCCAGCAGCGTCGTCTGATGATTAAGCAGAAGGAGGCGGACCTAAAGCGTGCTCATAAGGCGGAAGCCGCGCACACCAGACTGTGGGGCAAGCGCGCGGAAAAGGCGAAAGCGAAAGGGTACACCCTAAAAGCAGAGGAAGTGGACGATCTCCTGAAAGTTATCCATGGTGACATGACGCCCAAGAAGTTCCTCGTTCGCTACGCGGATGACGAAGGTTTATTCAAAGGCGTCAACGAAAAAATCCTCAGGAAGCGGGCCCCGGGGATGCTGAGGCGGCACTTGAAAGCTCTCCCGGGAGTGGCCGAAGCGGAGGCTCTCAAGACACTAAGGGCTCGGGTAACCGTCGAAGAGAAGACACTGCGGAAGAACATCGAAGACCTGAACCAGTACCAGACCAAGAAGCACAAGGATGCACAGCAGTTCCTCAAGGGCATCGTTAAAGGGGTTTCTCGCGAGGACTTGACAGGCGCGGGTATGCTGAAGGTACAGGCTGCCGCGCTGGCCAAGCTAGAGGGCTTCCGTCGTGCCGCCGCTAAGCTTGAGGATGCAGAGGATGCAGTGAAAGTTGCAAAGGCTCTGGATGATGGAGAGGTCAACCGCGTCGGGGTACAGGCGTTTCAAGATTACTTGGCCTCGGTGAGGAAGAGCGCACGCGCTGCTATTGCGATGTCTCGAATCCCCGACGAAGACTACGCTCGTATTGTAGACGCTATCTCGCGCAGGGCCCGGGAGGACGTAGCGGCAGATGCACTTGCCATGTCAAGAGTACGGGCGGGGGTCAAGCAGGGCAGGTTCCTAGCCAAGATGCCCGACGACGAGTTGATCGATGCCCTGTTCACGGCTGAGTTCCTTACCAACGTGTGGAAGGACCCTTACGGTTTTGCACAACTGGAGATCAGGAGCCCTAATGCGGCGGGCCTCCTCTTCCGTGATTGGCGTACATGGGCAACATGGGCAGCGATTACGCTCAAAGAACTTGGGGAACACTACACCTTCTTTAAGACCAACTTGAGGTTCCTTGACATCAAAGTGCGCGGGGACATAGACGAGGAAGCCAAAGCCGTTGCCCGCAGGACGCAAGACATCCTCGACATGGCCAACTTAATTTTGGACAACATCGACAACCCGGCGGCAGCGGCTAGAGCCTTGGACAATTTGCTAATCTCCGGGGGCATCCAGAGTATCAAGTCACGGTGGAATCTCCCCTTCACACCTCAACAAGAGGTGACCCTCACAGGGCTCGTGGGACTGGACGCCTCTCTGATTCGGATGGCGTCAGACTACTTCCTCGATGGTTTTCGTGCTCATGAGGCGGTGAAGGTACGCAAAGGTGGCAAGACCATTGAGATGTCCGACGACATGGCCCTGAATGCGGCGATCAGAGCCTTCGTCAGCGACAAGAGCGTACTGGTCACAAAGAACTTCTTTGAAGCAGTTGACGACGCGCCTGCGATTATGTCGCTGGTTAAGAGCGAGATTAAAGAGACGTTTCTCAAGAACGCGCAGGAATTTGAAATGCTTCCTGATACCGAACTTCTTGAGATTGTGCGGCAAACAATCGTCAAAGCTCTGGGTAAACACAATGTGGCTACTGTAGATCTCACGAGTACAAGGCAGGCCACAGCACAGGCGAAAGTCCTGTTCCACAAAGCCGTCGTCCTCGGGGCTATGCAGAAGAAGTTCACCGATCGGCTCTATCACATCCTCGGCCCACGCTTTAACGAACGCATGGCGTTGTCGATGAACTACTACATGGGCATGGGGCAGCGTGTCGGGGACGAGTTCCTCGCAAAGGACTTCACTGTTGGTGACTATGTGATCATGCGAAGTGATTCTGAATTGGCCAACAAGCTCCTTCAGGGTAAGTATCCAGACCTCGATACGGTCAAACGTAGGTACGAAGAGCCCGGTGTGGACAAGGGTGTTCTCTCATCCCGTACTCCAGAGCAGGTAGAGGCCAAGGTCGAGAACATGACGTCGGCCAAAGAGCTAGTTGACTGGATGGCTGAGAACGCTTTGAGTGAGACGTACCGCAACATCGCGAAGGTCATTGCTCCGCATATCTCCGGGGACGTGGCCCTGAAGATCACCCGAGGCAGGGAGGGCGCACTGGGCTCTGTTCACTACCGCGCAGCAGGTGCTCCCGGAGGGACCCGGGTTGTTGAGTTGCGTCTCCGCGAGGCGAAGAGAAGAAACACCGGCATGACCGAAGGGACCATTATCCATGAGCTTCTGCATGCTGCAACCGTGCAACGGCTTGCCGAGGGACGCGCCGCTGCCAAAGGGACTGACCTCCACAGAGCGTTTCAAGACTACTCTGCGTTCTTCAAGGAAGTCAAAGCCAAGGCAGGGGCCATTACAGCAGGCGGGAAGAAAGGCGCGAACCTCCGCAAGACGCTTGGACTCGACGACCTGTCTCGGACAGACCTCGCTAAGGTCAGATACGGGGTGTCGAATGATAGAGAGTTCCTCACGAACTTCTTCCAGAGCCCCCCGTTGCAGCGCGTGCTAGAGGCGATCCGAGAGCCGAAGTACCGGAGTGCGTTCAACCACACGAGCGACATCCTCGGGGATGCCCTTGGTATTCAGAAGAAGGAGCGCAACGCCTTTGGTGCTCTGGTACAGGCCACGACGCAGATCTTAGAAGGCGCAGCTTACAAGTCACCCCAAGCGGCAAAGAACGCGCTCGACCCTACCCTGACCCTCGGCCCCTCACGGGGTGTGTCTGACGTCCCGGGACCGCAAGCCAAGACAGGATACACGCAGAGGGTAGCAGGTGAAGCTCCTGCTAAAAAGAGCTACAAGCGCATGGGCTCCATCGAAGGCGCGGCCTTAGAAGCAGTGGGCAGACCTGCTGTCCGTATCAACAAGATCGAAGGTAACCGCGTCTACTTGAACGACGGACGCATCGTATCCCCGGAAGAGATTGTACACAGGGACATCCAGCTATCCATCTTGGATGCAGTTGATGGCTTCGCATTGTGGGGCTTGGAGACAGTAGGCACCCTTGGACGAGTGAAAGTCAACAAGATGCTGCGCTCTAGCAAAGCCACATACGCCCGGATGGTAGCGCACTCTGTGGATGCACAGGGCAACGTCCGTATGATTCCTCAAGATCTCCTCGTCAGCTTCAACCGGCAGTTGGACGAGATTGTCAAAGAACTCGACGAGGCCATCAGCGAAGCAAAATCTACCTACCGATTTGCTAAACTTGGTACTAATACATTCAACAAGTTCGTTTCGTGGTGGAAGCAGTCTATCCTCTTCGGGCTGTTGATCCCCCGGCCTGCGTACTTTATGAACCAGTGGTTTGGGGACTTCAGTCAGATTGCACTGGAAGTAGGCTGGACTGAATCAATGGGGCTCTCCCTCATGGGTAGCCTCGGGTACATGCCTATCTATGGAAAGGCCCTTCAGAACGCCGCTATCGAGCAGGCAGCCAGAGTCTCCCCCGGGGCTACCCCGTTGCCCCTAGCAGTAGGAGCCATCTTTAATACAGAATTGGATAAGGTCCTACGGGCTGGGGACGACATCATCAAGGGACTTCCTGAAGGAGACATGACTGCCGCGAGGTTCTACGGGGAAGCTATCGAAGACGGCATCGGAGAATTCTTGCGCGTCAGGGACTTCGGTAAGATCATCAAGGACGACGTGCGCCGTCTTCAGCAGCAGAACCCCGGGTACTTTGAGGCTCTGACTCGATCGGGTTTCGGGACCAAGTATGTGCAACGTACTATGGAACTGAAGATCAGGGAGGTCACCCGGAGACAACGCCTGCTGCTGTACACACACCTCCGCGTCAACCGCCGCATGGATAGAGCAGCCGCAAAGCAGATGCTGACCAATACGATGTACGACTGGACCTACTCCGTCAGCCGCATGGAGCGGGAGATGCTCGGAGAGTTGGTCCTGTTCTACACGTTGACAAAGAATGCGTTTGCACAAGTGTTCCGTACTTTCTTTGAGGGCGCAGACATCGGGACCAAAGAGTTCCTCAAGAAGTACATCCGGGGGGATACCAGAGTGCAGCGTCTCGATCTGATGTCGCGCCTATCGAACACCCCTGTCGCAGGACTGCTGGACCCAGAGCGTGAACTGTCGCCCGAGGAGCAGAAGGAGATAGCGACCAAGATTCGCGTTGCGGATTGGATGCAGGAGTACCCGCTCTTGACGCTCGCTAGTTACACGAAGAGGCAGACCAAACTTATGCTAGAAGAGGGCGGCTACTACAAGCTGCACTACGGCCTCATCGCCCCGAAGGCTACACCCGTGGAGTACGCGATCACAATCTCCCGGATCGCAGAGGCAGTATCTGCATTGGTCTTCTCCATGGGGGACATCGTAGACCCTACCGGGAAGGTGATCCCGTTCTCGACGAATCGAAAACAAGCGGCCTTAACCCTTGTTGATGAGTTCACAGATGAGCTTATGGTCCCTGTCTATGGCAGTGTCGCGGAGAACCTGTTCATGCAGATGCTCGACATGAAGTTCCGTCCGAAGTCTGAGTACGGGCGACGGATGCGTGCTGCCGATATGACCACGGTTGCTCTTTTAGAAAAATTAGGGATCGCAAATGCGGTGATCGATCCCAGAGACAAAACCAAGCGGGTGACCTTTGTGGGCGGACCTCTGACGGATGCAGCCCTAGCAGGCGTAGTCGGGAATGAACTCTATAGGCTACGCACTATGCTCGCGATTGTCTTTCCCGAAGGTAACATATCGCCAGCTAACATCCGGGCGGTTGCGCTGGAGGGTGGACCCAATGCAGCGCGGTTGCAAGCCGCAGGCAATACGCTTAATCTAGGACGTGCAATGGCATACAACGGAGAGACTGAGGCTTTCTGGAGGATGGACGACGTGGACAAAATACGGAAGAAGTACGAGAACCGATTAAAGCGGATGGCGAAGACGCCCGTCAAGAAGGGGGACTAATGTCCGGGCTGGAACAACGTGTTACAAACTTGGAAGAACAAGTCGGTGGTATCCGAGAAACGGTGGCTGTTATTCAAACGGAACAGAAATACACTGTAAGCGCATTAGGGCGCATTGAGGACCGTCTTGACGAGATGGGGCAACGCTCATTGTGGAGCATGACCGGGGCTTTACGTCATCCGCAGACCATCATCATCATCCTCACAGTCCTCGGGGGGCTCTTGGGCAACAATGCCATGATCGCTATGGCTGACAGTATGTCCCAAGCAAATGCAACAGAAACGGTTGACATCACCCCTTAAAGCTAATATCCATCCAGTGAAGGCCACGGGCCCACAGAAGTCGAGGAGACATCAGTATGGCGAATATCAAGCAAAAGTACATCAAAGCCGGTAGGGATTACAACTACGCCGAGGGCGTGAAAGTGAAGGCCGCAGAGGCTATCTCCACTGGATCCGTCGTCGCGGCCACAAGTCACGATGGACCTTTCATGGTTGTGTCTTTGGCAGACAAGGATGCTACGACGACCCGTCGCGGTCGCTTGTTCATGGCAAAACACGCTATCGCTTCTGGATCGTATGGCGTCGTTCTCCCGTGGAAACTTGTTACGGGTGTTGACACGTCCGCCGGTGCTGTTGGTGACTGGGTTTACATTGGTGACGCGGGCGCACCTCACACGTTTGGGTCCGCTCCCGGCAGTAGTGAAGATCGAAAGATCGGCACGATTATCACCGACTCCGCTACGGGTGCTTGGTTGTTTACCGGAGAAGGTCCCGGCGAGCCTAACTAAGGGAGGCTGAATGCCACGCTCAACAACAACCTCTAGGGTTCTTGCTGAAGCCACGATTGCAACCGCGAACATCCCCGGATCTTCTGGGGACACGGTTACGGTCGCCGTTACGGTGCCGACTCGCGGCTTTATCCATCGGGTCACGTTGCTCTGGGGTACAAGCTCCGCCCACCCCGGTGATGAGGACACGGGCGGGTGCTACCTCCACACGTCAGGAGCGGCTGGCACAGGGGCTACTCCTCTTAGCTCTGCACAAGCACAAACAATATTCGGGCAGGCGTTTATCAATCCCGATTATGCGGACTTGGGCGGCGGGGCGTTGGCCATCGGCAGCAGTGTCTTCGTCTACGCCCCCGTGCTTGACTTCGCGTCCGGTATGGGGAGCACTGCGGGCGGTGTTGGTGAAACGATCCCAGCGAATGGCGGCGGTCCAGCGGGACTGTTCTACGACGTATCTGGCACCACGCTCGGCCCAACACAGGGCACCGGCACTATTTACTTTACATGGATCGGCGGGGCGGACATGACCGCAAACGCCATCTTCTGCAAGGTGCGCTTTGAGATTGAGCCTGTAGCCTAAACCCTCACTTGGGATCTGAATGGCCAGCTATAAAGAGTTAGC